GAGGAACCGCAGCCGGCGACGGGAACTCCGGTCGCCGCGACCGCCTTCATCCCGGCCCGCAAACTGGAGGTGGAGAACAAGGTCGTCAAGCTGCCCGACCAGTCGTGGCGCGGCAGCATGGTGGAGACCGTCGGCATGCAGAACGGGCCACAGTCGGCCGGGATCGCCATCGAGGGCGACGCGTTCCCGGCGACGATCCCGTACTTCTTGGCCGGAATGCTGGGCGACATCGCCTACACGGGCGGTACCGCGTCCGGCACGCCGACCACGACGACCGGCGCTCTGGTGGCCGGCACCACGACGGTCATCCCGGTGACCTCGGCGACCGGGATCACGCCGGGCACGGTGCTGGCCATCGACACCTCCACCTTGCTGGAGCTGGTGACGGTGCTGTCGGTGGTCAGCCTGAACGTCACGATCACGCAGCCCGTCGCGAAGTCCCACGCCGGTTCCGTCACGGTCCAGCCGGTGACCGCGCCGTTCACCGACACCATCGCACTGCTGAACAGCGGCAGCGGCCAGCCGACGTCCTACTCCATCACCGACTCGGACTCGCTGTCCACCCGCATCTACGCCTCGACCCGCTGGTCGGACCTGACGCTCACCTACGACGCCAGCAAGCTGCTCACCTACTCGGCGACCGGCCTGTCGTGGGCCACGCAGGGCACCGCCAGCGCGCCGATCCCGTCCTACGACAGCCTGCCGCCCGCGCCCGCGTGGGCCTGCCAGGCCAGCTACGGCGGCTCCACCAACGCCACCGTGCAGACCGCTGAGTTGTCGTGGAAGCGCAGTGGCTGCGAGTGCATCTTCACCTTGCAGAACAGCCCGAACCCCTACGAGGTCCACGTGGGACCGATCACGCTGGACACGAAGCTGACCGTGGTGGCCGCCGACGAGACGTTCCTGTCCGACTACCTGGCCAACACCAGCAAGGTGCTGACCTTGGACCTGACGACCGGCGCGTCCGCATCGCTGATCGACATCAAGGTCCAGATGTCGGCGCACAACATCCAGTCGGTCAAGAAGTCCAAGGGCAAGAGCTACATCGAGTTCGACACCGGTGGCGTCGCCATCGGCAACACCACCGACATCGGCCTGTCCGGCGGCTACAGCCCGTGCCTGGTCACGTGCAAGAACGCGGCCGCACCCGGCTCGTTCGCCTGATCCACCGTCCCAGTAGGAGCGCCCACATGCACGACATCACCGTCCCATCCGGGGCGACCGTCACCATCAAGGATCCCGACGACCTCACCTACGGCGACCGCGAGGACTTCCTCTCGGCCATGCAGATCGACCTCGACGGCAAGGCGCAGGGCGTCACCGGCGGCGCCGTCATGGCCCAACTGGAGCGGGGCCTGGTCGTCGCCGCCGTCGAAGCGTGGACCGTCCAGGACCCGAAGACCGACGCGGTCGTCCCCATTCCCTCGGTGTCGGCGAAGTCGCTACGCCTCATCCGGGCCGGCGACTTCGCGGCCATCGCCGCCGAGGCGCGCGCGCTCCAGCAGTTCCTGTTCCCGGAGGACTTCGGCCCGGACCCGGACCCGGCGTCCCCTACTTCGCCCTCGGCCGCATAGAGCACGCGCTGCGCTCAGGCGAGTCGAGGGCGCTCGACGCCATACCGCGCCCGATCCAGCGGCTGTTCGACACCTACCGGCTGATGCGGATCTTCCCCGGCCTGGACCACCCGGACGCGGTGCGGCGCCTGCCGGGCACGTTCGTGGCCTACGCCATCCAGTTCGACCGGATCGAACGACAGATCGAGGTCGAGCGGGAGAACGCGAGGTGGGGCGGATGACCGACGTCCACGTCGAGTGGATCGACATCGACCGGCTTGTCGCGGCGATCATCGCCAAGGCCGAGGCCGGCCCGGAAGCCGCCAAGCAGGCAAGCCACACGATGTCACTGTCCTTCATCGCGGCGGCCAAACGCAACGCCACCGGACCGGCCCGCATCGCCGGGCGCGAACGGCGCACCCGGGCCAAGAAGGGCCAGCCCTCCCGCACGCTCTCGTGGGGCGCGGGCGGCCCGGGTGTGGTCACCGGGTTCATGCGCAACTCCATCCAGGTGCGCACCGACACCGGCGGCGGCGGCCACTGGGAGACCACGGTCCACCCGTCCGGGCCGTACTACCGGCGCCTGGAGTTCGGCTTCACCGGCACCGACTCCATCGGTCGCCGGTACGCGCAGCCGCCCTACCCGTTCCTGCGGCCCGCGCTGGACACCGCACACCGCATCGCCTACCGCCGCCTCGCGGTGAAGGAGTTCCGCCGGGTCATCACAGCAGCATGAGCGAGGGGGTGGACCGTGGCCGACGAACTGCCTCCGGCGATTGCACGACTGATAGCCGACACCGCCGACTTCATCCGCGGGTTCCGTGAGGCCGCGGCGCAAGCCAAGGCCGCCACCGACGACATGTCCTCCGGAATCAAGGACGACACCGACTCCATCCAGGACGACTTCGATTCGACGGGCACCAAGTCGGAGAACCTGGGCGTCCGCATGGGTCAGGCGTTCAACGACATGGGCGCCCGGATCGGCAACGTGTTCCGCAGGACCTTCGGCGACCTGAAGACGCAGGCCGACGACGCCGAGCGGTCCATGGACGACGTGGCGCACAAGGCCGACGACTCTGCCCGCTCGATCAGCAATCTCGGCCGCGCCGCGCAGAACGCGGCCACCCGGCTGTACAACATGTCCCAGCAGTTCGGCAACGCGGGCGGCGCGGCCGACATGCTCAAGTCGCACGTGGGCATCATGTCCACCGGCATCATCGCGGCGATGGGTCCCGTGTCCGGGGCGATTCTGGCCGAGCCGGCGATGGCCTTCATCGGGCTGGGCATCATGGCCGAGAAGAGCAACAAACAGGTGTCGGGCGCCTTCACGCAGATGGCCACGAAGGTGAAGGCCACGCTCGCCACCGCGTTCGCGCCGATCGTGCCGGTGCTGGTGTCCATCGCCGGGCAGGCCACGCGGCTGTTCTCCGCGCTGGCACCCAGCTTCCGGGCGGCGGCCACCGCCATCGCGCCCATGTTGCAGACGCTGGCCGGCGGGTTCATGAACTTCGCCCGCGTGCTGGTTCCGGCCCTGGCGCAAGGATTGCGCTCGGTCCAGCCGGTCATCTCGGCGCTCGCGGCCGGGCTCACACCACTGGCGCAGGGGCTGGCCGGACTGTTCCGCAACCTCAACGTCGGGCCGGCGGCCGCGGGCCTGCGGATCCTGTTCAGCGCTATCGGCCAGATCCTGCCGCTGGTCGGCCGACTGATCTCGGCCCTGGCACCGCTGGGTAACGCGATCCTCACGGCGGTCCTGCCGCCGCTCATCAGTCTCATCAAGCAGTTCGTCGCCGTACTGATCCCGGTCATCCACCAGCTCATCCCGCTCGTCGCCCCCCTGGCAGGCGTGTTCGTGGAGTTGGCGCAGACGTTCATGTCGCTGTTCCAGGCGGCCGCCCCGCTTATCGGGCCGCTGGTGCAGATCATCACGACGATGCTGTCGATGGACACTGTGCTGGAAGCGTTGCAGCCCTTGTTCACCGTGCTCGGCCAGGTCATCGGCTCGCTGATGCCCATCATCCAGCAGATCGCGACCCTGCTGTCCGGGGCGCTGACGGCCGCGTTCGTGGCCATCGCGCGCTCGCTCGCTCCGATCATCCCCGTACTGGGCCAGGTGGCGCGGACTCTGCTCACCGCGCTGCTGTCCGTCGTGCAGGCGCTCGCCCCGTTCCTGGGCCAGTTGGCCGGCCTGATCGGCATGATCCTGAAGGCCGTGGTGCCTCTGCTGGCGCCGCTGTCCCAGCTCGTCTCGATCGTGCTGACCAGCCTGCTGGCGATCCTCAAGCCGCTGTTCCCGGCGATCACGGCCATTGTGCAGGCGCTCGTGACGATCTTCCCGGCGATCACGCCGATCATCACCATCGTCGGGCAACTCGTGCAGGCGATCACGCCGCTGCTGGTGGCGCTGTCGCGGGTGGTCGCGGTCATCGTGGAAACCGTGGTCCCGGTGCTCTCCACCGTGATCACCTGGATCCTGAAGGTCGCGGCCGCCTTCCTGGGGCCGATCGTGCAGGCCGTCAAGGACTTCGTGTCCGCCGTGAGGGGCTACATCTCCGGGTTCCTCCAGGTGATCCACGGCATCGTCGAGTTCATCACCGGCGTGTTCACCGGCAACTGGCGCGAGGCGTGGCAGGGCATCAAGGACATCTTCTCGGGGTTCGTGCGGATGTTCACCAGTGAGGTCAAGGGCTTCTTCGACATCGGCAAGGACATCATCCAGGGCCTGATCAACGGCATCGAGTCGGCCGTGGCCGGGCTGTGGAGCACGATCAAGTCGATCGCGGGCGGGATCTCCAACGCCTTCAAGGGCGTGCTGGGGATCTTCTCCCCGTCGCGCGTGATGGCCAACGAGATCGGCCAGCCGATCGTGGCCGGTATCGCCCAGGGCATCACCGACAACATGCACCACGTGGTCAACGCGGCCAACGCCACGAGGACTGCCGCGCTCAACGCCCTGAAGGGTTCGGCGTCCATCGGGCTGTCGGTGGGCGGCCTGGGCGGGATGGGTGGCGGCCAGACGGTCACCGGGCCGGGCGGCCAGCCGATGGTCGTCTACGTCCAGGGTTCCATCGTGGACACCCAGGGGCTGTTCCGGGCCATTCAGACCGGCACCTTGCAGCACGCCAATGGCAACAACTCCAACGGGCTGTCCTCCACCTTCCGGCGACCGGCGGGGGTGTGAC